TTACTGGTCTGGTGTTGACCTTCTGGTTGATCCGTACACTGGGTCAAACAAAGGCACAGTCAGAATCGTGGCCCTCGTTGATGTCGATAGCAACGTGCGCCGAGCGCAGTCGTTTGCATCTTGTGTCGATATTATTACTTAAACAAATAAGTTAGGCACCAACTAGAGGGAGGGGCTTCGGCCCCTCTCTTTTTTTTGTGAGGGCAAAACATGGTTAAAGCACCAGACAAAAAGAAGGCAAAGAAAACTATCCCTGCCAGTCACGTCGAAGTGACTTGTATTCGGGCAATCGGTATTGATGGCAAGCACTACGCGGTCGGCGACAAGGTCGTTATCCGAAAAGAAGACTCGTACAGGTTGATCGCAATGGGTCGCGTTAAATAAATGGCCGCTGAATCCGCAGACGATCTGTTGGCAATGCTGGACACGGATGATTTTGCTGTGACCGCGACGCTGACGGGCGGCTCTACTGCAAAGGGCATATTCGAGGACGAGTACGAGGCGCTCGATTTCGATGGCGTGGTCGTTGGATCGACTCAGCCGACCTTTACTTGCCGCACAACAGATTTGCCAAGCATTACGCTCGGCACAACGACTGCGACCATTAACAGCGTCGCGTATGTCATCACAGAGTCGCGGCCAGATGGGACTGGAATGTCAACACTAAGACTGCGAGACCCATCGTAATGCACGTTCGTCAATCAATTCGTCAGGCGGTCGTGACAGCGGTAACAGGACTGACCACTACCAGCTCGCGCGTGTTTGACTCACGCATATTACCGCAATCGGCATCTGACCTTCCGTGCTTGCGTGTGTATGCAACAACGGAAACCTCCGAGGAAGCGACACTCGTCAATTTGGCTCGCGTTTGCCAAATTGTTGTTCAGGGAGTTGCCAGAGCAACCAGCGAAGTCGAGGACACGCTGGACACAATTGCAGAGGAAGTGGAAACGGCAATAGCTGGAGCCGCTGGCATTACGAGTGCTGGCGCAAAAGAAATTCATATCGTCAGCACCGAGCTTGAGTTTGAGGCTGATGGAGACAACCCGCACGGCATGGTTACGCTTACCTTTGCCGCCCTTTACCATACGGCGCGAGCGACGCCAGGGACAGCAATATGAGTGTGAAAATTTATTTACCAGACGGCAGCAGCGAAATTCTGGTGCCTAAGTCACGAGTCGAGGCCATGCTGCGTAATGGATGGATTCTCGAACAACCAGAACCGTCGGAAGACGAAATAACGCAACCCGAAATTAATACAGAGGAAATTGAATAATGGCAAACCATCATGGCTACGAGGGCGTCGTGAAAGTCGGCGCGAACACTGTTGCGGAACTCAATAGTTGGAGTCTCACACATACGGCAGAGTTCGCTGAAGACACAAATCTCTCGGACACAAGTAAGACCTATAATGCGACCGGAATCCAAAGCTGGTCAGGGTCAATATCATGCAATTGGGATGAGACAGACACGAACGGTCAACAAGCGCTAGATCCAGGAGCTTCCGTCACCTTGAACCTGTATCCAGAAGGGGCAACGTCGGCTGACACCTATTGGACAGGGACTGCACTTATCACTGAGAAAACAGCAAGTGCAGCGCGTGGCGGTCTGGTCGAAGCTGAGTATTCCTTTTTGGGGAATGGCGACATTACTGAGGCAACGGTTTGAGCGAGTTTATTGCTGCTGCTCAAAAATATACTGCTGAACGGCGCACGCTTGCGAAAATCGAGGTTCCAGAACTCGGTCAGGACATTTATTTCTATCCTGAGATGAATTTGATCGAGTACAAAGAGATATTTCCTTATTTCTCTGGCGACACCGTTGACCTCGAGGGTTTCGTGGTAACGCTTGTTATCCGTGCGCGCGATGAGGATGGCAAGCGTCTATTTTCAAATGTCCACAAGCCGGAATTGCGACGATTGTCTAGCGATCTGTTGTCGAAAATCATCAACCAGATGAAGTTCGGCACGTTTGAAGTGGACGACCCAGAGGGAAACTTCTAGCGGACATCGATCTGCGATTACGTTACGAGCTGTGCCTCAAACTGCACAAGCTACCGGCCGAAATCGACACGATGCTGGTGTCCGAATACCGGTATTTGCTCGCGCTGCTGCAAATTAAACACGACGAGATGAAAAAAAGTGAATAACTAATGGCGATAGCAAAAGTAAGAATCACCGCGATTGACGATACGCAACGGGCAATCCGTGGCGTGCAACATCGAATGAACCGGCTGTCGAGAACCGTTAGCAGGGTGTCCCGCAATTTTAGCGCACTGGCGGCGATAAGCGGCGGGGCATTCGCTATCAAAGGAGTCGTTCAAGCCGGGATTGACATGGAAAGGTTCGAGCGTTCTTTAAAGTTCGCGACCGGATCTGCTGCGGCGGGTGCGAAAGAAATGCTGTTTCTGCGCGGGGAAGCCTCTCGGCTCGGTCTGAATTTGCAGGAAGCCGCTGGCGCGTATACCAAACTCGCTGCTGCAAGTCGCGGAACCAACTTAGAGGGGGAGGCGACGCGCGAGATATTCACAGCAATCAGCGAGGCATCCCGCGTTATGGGCTTGTCGGCCGATCAAACCGGCGGGGCGTTGCGAGCCATCGAGCAAATGATATCGAAGGGGAACGTTCAAGCAGAGGAATTAAGGGGTCAGCTCGGCGAACGGTTGCCGGGTGCGTTTGAGACAGCAGCGCGTGCAATGGGCGTGACAACGCAAGAACTCAACAAAATGCTGGACAATGGGCAGGTGTTAGCCGACGACTTACTGCCAAAACTTGCTGCTGAAATGCGAAAAATGTACGGGCCGGATGTGGCGGCTGCGGCGTCAGATGCACAGTCAGCAATAGAAAGATTCAAAACCGCTGTCTTTGACCTGCAAGCGACCATCGCTGAGGGTGGTGTTTTGGATGCCGTGTCAAGCCTTGCCGATAAAATGCGTATGGCAATGGGCGGCGCAACCATTGAAGAAGAAATAGCTGGCATAGAAAACCAGATTGAGCAGTTGCAGCTAACCTTCATTTCGGCTGGTGGGATGGGGCGTGCGCCCGGGATCGTCGAATTAAAGGAAAAACTGAAGGACTTGCATCAAGAGCTTGCCCGTGTCGGAGAAGAAGAAGAAGAACTCGGATTTATTCACATCACTGCAAGGCGGCGTACCAGCAACTACGAAAAAGACCTCGAAAAATTACAGAACCGTTACAAAACAACAGCGCGGGAAATTGAAATTTTGCGTTCCCATCTTCGTCGGTTTGGAGACGACTTAGGAGCCGACGCGACAGCGGCAATAAGGGCAGAAATTGATCGTCTGCGAATGGCGGGTCTTGAGGAAATCACCATTGATGTAAAGAAACGATTTACAAAACCCGTAAAAGCGGAAATGGACGAGGTCGCTCAAGCCGCTGAACAAGCTGCCCGTAACATTCAGGATGCGTTTGCCCAATTCTTCTTTGATCCGTTTGAAGAAGGTTTGAAAGGGGTCGTAAAAGGCTTCTTAAATGCGATGCGAACGATGCTGGCGAACAAAGCCGCGACAGAAGCATTCGGCTTTTTAAGCAAACTGTTTAACGGCGGTGGCGGCGGTGGCGGCGGTCTGTCGTCGGCCATCGGCAAACAGAAAACAGCCCCCTTCAAAAAGAGGGCAGCAGGTGGCCCGGTATCCGGTGGTCAACCTTACATGGTCGGCGAGAAGGGGCCGGAATTATTTGTGCCGCATAGCTCTGGAAACATCATACCTAACAACAAGGTCGGCGGCGGCAACGTCATCATCAACCAGACCATCGATGCGCGTGGAGCTGATGAGGCCCGAATTATGCGAGTGCTGCCGCCAATACTGGAACAAAGCCGGGAGCAGACAAAAGCTGAAATCATGCAGCTCCGCATGGAGGGTCGATTCGCATGACGACATATGCGTTCCCGTCTATCACGCCGACCTCAAGCTCGTGGGAGCTTGTGTCTAACGTCGGTGTGCACAGGTCGCCGCTGTCAGGTGCTACTCAGACCCTTGACCGAGGCGGCGAGCATTGGCGCTGTCACTTAAATTTTAGCAACCTGACCGGTGCCGATGCCGCAACGATGCGTGCGTTCCTGGTAAAGCTCAACGGGCAGCAGCATCGATTTACTGTCCACGACCACGGGCAAACGCAGCGTGGCGCATTCGG